ACTGTCTGTGGTCGCCCTTCTGCCGGTCAAGATACCAGCCGTCGCGCTTCAAATCCCGAAGGATTTTGCTTACTTTCACTACTTTCATAGAACACTGTGTTTAAATTCAACACTGCAAAGATAGTCATTTTACTACTAACTACAAAATATTTTCGCAGAAAAATAACTAAACTACTATTATTTTTAACATTTGATGCATAAAAAGAGGCTGAGAAGCTTATTTCTCAGCCTTGACATATTTATTATATGTTACGCGTGCGTGGGGATTGAAGTTGACAATCTTCACCTGATACCCCTTCGTGCCCCATCGCCACCAGAGGAATCGGTGTTTGTATTCGCGATAGACGTAGGCCGCCAGCGAGTCGCGGATGTTGTAGTAGAAGGTGGTATCTTTGAGCTGCAGCGAGAGGTCGGCCCACTGGTCGCTGTAGAAGAACTTGTTGTCTGCCTGGTCATGCTGGGCAGGCACAGAGTCGTTTATCTCAACAACCGTAGTCTGTGCGGCTTCCAGTTGCTTCACCCTTAGCTTCAGGTCGCGAATGGTCTGAGTCTGCTCGGCCAGTGCTTCCTTCATTTTCCTCTGCACCACCTCGACCACCGTCTGCGTCACCACCTCGATGGAGTCGTGGATGGTGTCGCGCTTCAAAGGTATCTGGGCGTGCGCCAGCTCCGTCTTTACTAGTTGAAGCTGACCGTTTAGTTCATCGACGCGCGATTTCTGATGGTGACACATTACGGCTGCAATAATAGCGCAAGGCACACACACTATCAGCATTGAGTTTTTTAAATCATTGTACTTGCTCATACCTTGATAATTTTAGAATTTCTCAGTTTGTAACGCTCGTATCCCATAAACATATTGGCCTCGGCCACGCGGCGTTTCATCAGACCAATCAGCTGCTTGCCAGAAGCATTGGTCCATCGCACAATCTGGTCGGCAATTTGCTCGTCGTTGGCATTGGCCTGTATGCACTTGTAGAGTGTACTTGAGAGGAAGGCGCCGCGGCCCAGATTGAAAATCCAGCTAACGAGTGCGTCGAACTGATGCTGGCGGAAGTTGATGGCCATTGCGTTGAGTACCTGTTCTGCAGGTGCCAGGTCTTCGGTCAGATATTCCTCGGCCTGTTGCGTTGTGATACAACACCCCATCTTCACGCCCTTGGTGTGTCCCCACCCTATGGTAGGTATCCCGGCCGGACATAGATATGCCTGCAGCCGAAGGCCCTCATACAGCTTGATGAGATGCCTGCCTTGGTCGCTTGTAATCATCTTATTCATTGACTATTTTCTATTTAAGGTTTCCCACTTTCGTTTCGCATTAAGTCCAGTTCGTCGCGTATCTCGCGCTTCATTTCACCCACCTTATTAACCACGTAGGCCCCGATGCCGAAGATGGCCAGTGCTGCCGACAGTGTCTCGGCGATGTAGGCCAGCGGGCCGGTGCCTATCTCCATCGTGAGCAGCAGCGAGACGAAGCCCATGGCCGCTGCCGACACGATAAGCAGCGAGGCCATCGAGTACTGTATCCAGTCTTTTGTGTTCTGTTTCATACTGTGCGTTATGCTTTTGTTACGACGCAAAGATAGGCATATCCGAGCGAGCATAAAAATACACTGCCATGCCGCTGATGGGCGACGTGGCAGTGCAAAAATAGAAGAGGACGAGGTCAGCCCAGCACCCACCTCTTGGCGGTGGCTACGGCATACTGGCACCAGGTGTTGTATTCCTCATACTCCTAGGCATTCTCAGCATAGTCGCCGTTGATGGCATGGCGCTGGATGGCCAGTTCCTGACTCTCAGAGTAGCGGCTGCGGATGATGGCGTTGGCCACATCGCCGTAGTCGCTCTGATTGTCGCATTTCATCACTGTGCCGCCGTCTGTCTCTGTGCCGGTGTAGGCATAGGCAGTCTCCCACGGCTCAGGAGACTCACCGTCCTCACACTGCTGGTTGCCGGCGGGCTGATAGTTTTCGATAACTTCCTCATTGAGGTAACCGATAATGTGCTGCTCATCGTATCTGAGACACGTGCGCGGCTCTTGGTAAACATGTCTGTACATCATTCAAGTGAATTTAGTGTATTCTTTCCCATCCTTACCTCTGAACTGCTGGATGACAGTAGGCACGGGCAGGTCTTCGCGCGAAAAATCGCTCATAGCCTGGTCGATCATGATTTTCGACCCCGTGAAGGTGTAGAACTCTGCATCCTGCGTTGTCGGCTGTCCTTTCTCGTCCCGCGTCTTCTCAAACTGGTAGGTCTCCTGTTCCTCGCCGTTGAAGTCAGTCGTAGTGAACGTCTGGATGATTTTCTTAAACCTGATGGCCAGCACCTTTCCAGGCACTTGTTTCGGGATGTCCTGTATCTGTCCGGCCGAGTCAGACATGCTTACGGAAACCACCTGTTTCTCGATTTTCGAGTCCTGAATGACGTAGTCTTCAAGATACAACTTTGTAGGAGGCAATTTTACCCCCCCATTAACATTTCTTTACATTTGTTTACAACCGAAGAGAACGGAACCTTCTGCTCAGGGTTCATGCCCTGGAATGGCGGACGAACGCGCCTTTTCTTGATAATCTTTCCTAATGATTTCTCCATACCTAATGATTTTATGAGGTTGATACAATCAGCATGTTTTATAAAGCCGAACCGTGATGCCAGCTTTATCCTTATCTGTTCCTCATCAAACCCCAGCTTCTGCAAACGCCTTACCCTTTTGGCCAACTCCTGTTTATTACGCTTGCTGGCCGGCACATGGTCGTGATAGAAGACGTAACCGGCCAGACGAATACCCATCCAAATCGGACGTACATTGTAGTCGGTGTTGACAGTCACATGCCAGTCGCGTGCCAGGTGCATGATAGCCAATTCCAGAATGATATGCAAGGCCGTCTTGTCGGCATGCCTAATCAGGATGTTATCAACAAAACGGAGATAGAACGGCACGCCCTCTTCAACGTATGACTGGAACTTGCGTGCCAGATAGCCAGGTCCCCTGCACAAGTCGCGATAGTCAGCCTCTGTCCGTGCAGTACAGATGCGGTCTGTAACATAGCGCTGTGTCCAGTAGGCCAGCTTCTCAGGATCCTTGCCTATATCAAAGAACCGCATTGCCAATCTGTCAAATCGTGCCAGATAGATCTGTCCGAAGAGTTGTGCGACCTTGATGCCCAAGGGAATACCCTGGAGATAGCTGTCCACCACCTTGTATAAGAAGGTGAGCAGTTTGCCGGGCTTCACCAGCCGAGCCAAGGCATCCTTCAGGATGGCATGGTCCATCAAGGGGAAGTAGTGATGAGCATCCATTGGTACATAGTACATCATGTCCTCTTGCGGCCATGCATACAGCTCGTTTCTGAGAAACCGGAACAAGCCGTGCGTACCCATTCCGGGTTTCACGGCTGGTGCTCTCCATGTCGAGTAGTCATAGATGGACTTCTCGTATGGCAGTATGGTAGCACTCTCCAGTACGTGGTCTTCGATGGGAGCCTTAGCCAGTTGCCTTCTCTTCCTCTCAAAGATAATCTTCTTTTTGTAGCCTTTCGGCTGCCAGGACTCGTCGGCAATCTGTCTGACAATCTCTTCGAGGTTGCGCTGCAGATCGGCATCGAAGGCCTGAACGTAGTCACGGGAATGCTTCTGGTCGGAGTAATTGTCGTATGCTTTATAGGCGTTTTCCAACGACTCATTCTCCTGGTTATCGCGTATCCGACGCATACATTCAGGGGTCTTTTGGTTCAAAAAAGGGGTCTCGATGGGGTCTAAGAGTGGGTCTAAGAGTGGATATGTGGGAGTCTGCGAATACCTCCCGACAGGTATGCCGCTCGCCCTCATGGGCTACGAGGCTCGCTGCCATCTCTGCTATTTTCGACCAATGGGTCAGGCTCACTCCCTTATCATATTTCTTACAGGTATCGTTTAGGAACGCGCCCCAGTTCGCATTGGCATCCGAGGGGGCATTGTTACCATTGAGGTACACCGAGCCCGCATTGTCACCATTGTTGGCATTGCCCAGCAATTTGGCACCACGCAAACCGCGCTTGGGAGTTCTACCTACTTTAATTAGAAAAGCAGGTGCAAAGGTACACCTTTTTTGTCAATTCAGCAAGTCAAAGAACGAATTTAATCACAAATTTAATAATTATTATCCGATTTTTCTATATCGTCGACCGCTTCGCGGCATCGACCGCCCTATCGGGCGGGGGCGCTATCGCGCCGGTGTTCTTTGCGCTCCGCGCTTACTGCGCCCCCATTTGCCCGCTTAGTTTTCCACGCACCACACTGGTTGCGTCGTGAACGCCTCTGCGTATTCGCAGAGGAACGCGCCCCAGGGCGCACCGGCACCCGAGGGGGCATCGTAACCATAGAGGAACACCGAGCCCGCATTGTCACCAGTGTCGGCATGGCCCAGCAAGTCGGCACCACGCAAACCGCTTGTAGCGGCAGGATTATAATAGCCGTCGCAGAAGAATGTGCTGCTGCTGCCGCCCAGCTCTTCCTTCGGGAAGAAAGCCAGGTTCTTCAATGTGTACTCCTTAGCAAACTGCCAACCAGCATCTGAAGCGACCGGCCCTTTGGCAATCTGCCTGAGGCCAGCGACGCTCGAAAGGTTCATCTGTGTGCCGTCTATCATATCTGCTATGAAGAGCGATTGCGACTTGTCTGCATTGCATTGCAGCAGCATGTTCTCGCTCATGCAGTACAGGTACTTGTAGTCATTCTTCAGACCATAGAACGAAGGAATGTTTCCGATGGTCTTACTGTTGCCGTTCTCCGTGATGCTCGTGCTGATCAGACCGGTGAAGTCGCCTTGATTCACACCAACATCCAAGCGGATGTACGGGTAATAGTGGAAGTTGTTATTCCAGTCGTTCGGCAAGTCGATGCCGGCACCCGTGCCACCCTGGCGCAGTCCGTTGGCATCCAGCGTGGCATTGAAGGCTGCCTGAATGTTGCGGTTGCCGAAGATGATGCGCTTCAGGGCAGCCGTGATATACTGCATGACGCGCTCGTTGGCAAACCACAGTGTGCCGTTCTTACGCGCTGCCGTGCGGAAGGCAGTAATCGCCATATTCGTAGCAGGCTTGCACAGCTGCGAGTTGAAGGCAGCGTCGAGCGAGGCATCGTTGTTGCCGCCACGGAACTGCGCCGTATCATTGACCACACTCATCAGCTTGGCATTGGTGCGGTCCATGGCAGCATAACCGGCACAGGAACGGCTACCAATAGGGATGTAGTAGTTCCAGAATCCGGGACGCGGACCACCGAGGGACACAGTCTCATAGAGGTAGTAGTCATCCTCATACTCCTGATAATAGAACGGCACGTTCCAGCCCCACTGGTAGTGTCCGGCACCACCCGTGAGGTCAGCAGCTCCGCCACTCTCCAGCAGGTTGTGGTTCGTTGGCGAAAGTTTTGTACGCTGGTGGGCATCCGTAACCAGATAGCCACCGAGTCCCAGTTGCTTCGCCAATACTTGCCCCAGGTCGAAGTCGCCGACGGGAGATCCGACGGGCGACGAGTTACCCTTTGCCCACTTGCGGCCGAACCATGGCAGGCTGCCGCTTACCTGCGACACGGCAATAAGGCCAGTCTTCCCGGCCTTCGCGTCATAGCCTACAACATAGGTGTTTGCACCCACGTTTAGGCCTTCGAGGTTTTTCATCAAAGTTTTGTCCATAACTTATCAATTAAAAATTACCATACCATATTCCGTCATAATAGATAATAACTAGCCTTTTGAACTCCGTAAACTGATAGGATGTACCAGCATTGTTATATCTGTTGTTGACACATATTTTGTCAGTACCCTGACAGGCTATCGTGTAGATTCTGCTGTCAACGGTTTTTATAAATGAATACATCGTTCCGTTTGCAGGACTCTGAGGGAGATGAAATATTAGATTGCTGTTTCCCATCGGCATGAATATGCCGCCGCTTCTGACATGCTTTACATAGTCGGTATTAGAATCAACATCATTATCGCAGACGATAGTTGTGTTATTAGAAACGTTTACCACATAAGGCACATAGCCAGACACTACACCATTAGTAATATCGAGGGCAGCATTAAGTTTCGTTGCACCTTCCGCTCCAAACTGAGCACCACAGGCAAAGCTGTAGATCGATGTCATCTTTGAATAGAAAGCTCCGATGATATTGTCAGAAGTACCGAACCATGCGAAACTACCATTGAATGGTCTGAACTCAATGCCATTTGGTTTTATGTTCAAAGCACCCGTTCTGGCCGTCAGGTTTGAAGTCCCGATATTGAACCCACCGATACGACCGGCCTCACATTCTATCTCGCCTGTGAATTTTCCTGCTGTTGCATATACCACACCTCTGATATGGGCATTGTTGAGCCAGGCTTCACCCACCTTTAGGTCCACAGCATAGTTAGGACGGAAATGGCCGGAGGTACTGCCCTCAGGGTCGCTTGCGTCGAACTTGGTGTAATCTGTAGATGCCACCCCGTCGATAGTGCCATGTTGAGAGATCATCCAGTCACCACTAAAAATTGCAGAACCCAGTTTAGCAAAATTGGTAAAAATTGCTTCAGCAATAAGCCATTTGAAACTCGTTTCCATCAGTTCCCACACACCGGTAGCAGCCGTGGTTCTCGGGGCGATATAGGAGCTGCCAGACTTGTTCGTCGCAGCTACCAGCATGTAATAGCTGGTTTTTACGACCAAAGTGTTCATGCCATTAACTGTTACGGTATCCGCCCAGTCGAAGGCGACATACGGAGCCTGGTTGTCAGTAGCGGTGTATTCCTTTGTACTGTCAAAGTACCCGTCGTAGTAATACCAACGACCTGTCTTACCCCGGCTACCAGTCTGACCATCTTTCACCACCTGCAGCGGTGCCGTTTCATGCACTACGGAGTAGGACGATGAACCTATGCCATAGCAAAGCCGGAATGCAATGCCGGATGTGATGGTGCTAACGGCAGAAGCCGGAACACCATAACTTATTGTTGCGTACATACCAGAACCAACGGAAATCCTGCTGCAGTTAGTCCAGTCACCACCGTTAATTCGATATTGTACCCAATAATAAGGAGAAGTCTCTTCAGAAGCACCGATAGCTGTAATCACACCAACGCCACACGAAGTTCTACTCTTGCCTTCTATTTTATAAGCAGAGACTTCGATAACCCCTGTCCGGATTGTTCCGTTAGCATCAGCACTGATATGAGAAACACTTGGAAGTATTTCGTAAGTCACGCCGTCTTCACCTGTCTTTCCTTGCCATTCCACAGGAACCGCCAACGAGCGGACAAGGTTGCCGGAAGCGTCAAACAGTTTGGCAACAATACTGTCGCAGCCATCAGCCACAGCAGCAGTAAAAGATGCTGTAGGCGACCAGTCTTCCTGTCCGAAGCGTGTTTCCACACCACCTTTTACATAATACAACGTCATCTTAAGGTCACTCGACAAGACGGCAGCTGTTGCGCCTACCCTTTTCCATTCACTTACAACGATGTTTTGGGTAGGTGTAACAGGAGTGCCATTCTCATCAGCCCTAATGGAAGAAACCGAAGAAGTGATATAATAAAGAACAGCCTCCGGCGCTGGTATCAGTGTCTTTACCTTAGCGATGTTCATATCTTACGACTTGCTTGCTTGGATTCGTGTGGCAATACCGCCATATTCAGTCAGTTTCTCGTATGTGATGCCCGTCTGGTTGATCTCTGTAATGGTCGCGCCAGTCTTCTGCGCCACCAAGGTAAATGTGAATGTCCAGCCCTCTTTCGTGGTCACGTCCTCGTCTTCCTCGCCGGGGCCGTTGTGACGCTTGAACACTTTCGGATTCCATGTCACGGTGTCGCTGCGCTGCACCGTGTCACCATCTATCGAGCAACCATCTACAATGTAGTAAGGGTCATGCTCATCGGTGGGGTTCAGCATCTGGTACCAGGTGTCACCATTGTAGACGGCTTTTACGCGATACAGTTCCGACCCGTCCACAGCAGCCTCGTACAGTTTCATTGTCTTTCCGCTAATCTCCGTGATGCCGGTATTGTTTGTTACGGTCTTCCATGTGCCGTCGCTGTCGAGATGTTCGAAGGTGATAACGGCTGCAGAGATGTCCGTTCCTGTTGACATCATCTGCAGCGAGGCAGCGTAGGATATCCAGTCCTGGTCATCGCTCAGCACTTCGTCGCCCAGACCGTTGGCACCTGTCACCGATACCATCAGCTGATATGCATCGCCGACAACACTCTGCACCGGAATCCGCTGGTCGCAAGTGAACTGCTTTTCTCCATAACGCCCAACATAGTAGATATAGATATCTGTACTAATCCTGTTGGTGGAGTTGACAAGGTTCGCCTTGATTTTCAATGCAGGGAATGTCTTGCCGTTCATGGAAACCGTCGTCACGGCAAAGCGGTCGGCAAAAACAGGCTTCACCGCTCCGTTGGAGTCCAGTATGCCGGCATTGTCTGCGATATTATTGAAATACCACTGGCCACCGGCTGCGGGTACCACGATGGCACCGGCCTTGCTGCTATAGGGCTGCGGAAACAGCGTAGCCGGATAGTCGGCAAAGTTGGTATTCGTGACATTCCACGTCTCAGCGTTATAGAACTGCTGCAGGCCGTGGCCCGTAGCTATCTGCACACCCATTCTCGGTGTGATGGTGTCGCCGTCCTCATAGGCGTACAGCGTCTTGATTTTCGATACGTTATTCATTGTTCGAGCGATTTTACAAATTCTACTGCTTCATTCTCTGTCACCTCTATGGCACGCTCCAGGAAGTCCTCTGTAGCACAGACGAAGTCTCCTGAGTGTACCAGGTATCCGTCCTTCTCATTGCCCTGACGGTAGGCTGTCACCCCTAACCGTCGGGCATCGTCAGCACTGACGATGTAATACTTTAGTTTCTTGTTCAGGACACTTCTCTTGATTTGGTTGGGAATTGTGCGAAGATAGGCTGGCCGTCATCCGTACAGAGCAGGCTGCCGTTATCGAGGGCGATGGCCCGCATGGCACTCAGCTCACGGCACAGTATGCCGGCACGTGGCTGCCCCTGTTGCAGGTCGTTACGCTGTATGATGGCTTCCAAGCCATAGCCCACGCTCTCGAAACCACCGGCACCGATGGCAAAGAACAGCTCTATGTCGAAGTACTTGCAGGGGTTACTCAACTGCCCTTTCGCCGTGGCCACCCATGCGTTGAGCACCACAATATTAGAGTCGTGGAAGATGTACTTGCCCCGCAGGAACTCTACGTCGTAGTCAAACTGACCGTACCACCGGCGCAGCCGTGTGGTCCAATATTGTGTCGTGGCATTATTGCCAAAGGCTGTAGCCTTCACCCTCAGGACGAGTTTCTGTATGAAGTCCTGATCGACAACTATCTCCTTCGTGTTCTCGCCTCTCACCAGCCAAGGCTGCTCGCTGAAGTCTTCACTCCAGCTTCTGGTACTTTCGTTCCACCACTGCCACTGATAGACGCACCTTGCATCAGGGATGGCATCCTTGCCGTTCCTTAGTTGTACGGGAATACCGAACTGTCCCCAGTGCTTCATCGGGAGCAGGTGAACGTTGTGGCGCCATCGTCCGGCATCCAGCGTGACGTTCATGTCCGTCTGTGCCTCACAGCCCAGGTCTTTCTCCCACTGGAATTCCTGCACCTCATTGCGCCGGGTGTCGATGTACTTGCCAAAGAACTTCACATGAATAACCCCACCCGGGTAGAGGTTGGTCTTCACGGTCAGCTTGTGTGTCGTGGGGTCGATGGTGTAGTTCGTCGTGCCGCTACTTGTAGCAGGCAGGGGAACAGTTGACGTGCCATCGTTGATGGTCAGCGTCCATGCCACGCCTTTCATCTGCGTCACATAGTCTGCCGTGGCCACTATCCCGTCCGGGTCGCTGATGATCAGCGAGGGCAGCAGTACCAGAGGCGTAGCCTGCCGGTTAGGAATGAACGAGCTGGTGGTGGCATCGTACTTCTGCATGGGTGAGCCGCCCATCTCCAGCACCTGGAAGATGTAGCTCAGCGGCGAATAAACCACACGACCCGTATTTTTCTTCAGTTTCATCTTATCTCTGTATTTATGATTGTTCAACCAATTATCGAATAGTCAGCCATGAACGGCGTTTCCTGCACCTCAGGCAACAGCACAGAACAGACAAAGCTCACCTTCGACTTAGTAGTCCACGGCTGCGGCACGTCGCTCTCGCTGTTGATGGACAACTGTAGACCAACGGTACCCTGTGCGTGCTGAATGTTCCAGGCCACATCGCCATCCGTGTCTTCGCTGATGCGCTGCCACACGATGTTCTGACGGCCAATCTCCGCTTCCGCTATCTGCATCTCAGCGTTCCACAGCTCTGCAATGAGCGTAGTTGTCCAGCTGCTGCCGGCAGCAAAGCTGTCGCCCTCGGTGCTCCTTATCTCCATGGTCATGTTCTTCCCACCGAGCAGGCATACCCAGTCCGGATTGTTATAGCGAGGCTCACGACCGATGGTAGGCTTGGCCACGGCAGCCTGCCACAGACAGCCGCCCCACCATACGCGGTCGACGAAATAGCCCTTGGCAGTCTCGTCGTAGCCCCGGATATATTGATGCTCACTGTCCCAGATGCCCATATCGCGTGGCGAGTAGTAGGGATTACCCTGGTAGTCCACCCGAATCAGATCCTGGTAGATGATACCACGGGCGAAGATATACGGCTGTCGGGCATTCAGCGGCAAGTCCTTCAGTATGTCAAGCTCAGGCGGCACACCGAAGAAAGCAGCGTAATTGCCGTCTGTGAGTATCGGCTGTGTCACACCCTGCAGGAACAGGAAACGGCCGTCCTTCGAACTGACGAAGAACACCTGCTGGCGGTCTGGGTCAACCTGATTGCCCCAGCGTATCATACGGGCAGCCGCCTCAGGCGCATAGTTCGTGCCACCCGGCACATCCTCGTTGTCGTAGAGCGTCACATCTATGGTGTTAGCTTCGGCATCCACTGAGTCCACGCGCATCCACGATGTGCGGTAGGTACGCCCCACGTCCAGATTGTTCATCGCACATTTCAGCACATCGTAGGCATGGAACGTCACCCGGTCATTATCATAGAGCTTTCTGAGGGTCAGTCTGAACTGTCTGTCCCCAAGGAACACGATGTCCTCAATAATTCCCCTGTCGGTAAAGTAGGTGTCACCCTCCAATACGTTCTGGTGGTTAAACACCAGTTCGTTGAAGATGGCACTTCCCTCAACGACCATCTGCTTGCAGATGATGGAGCCGTCGGGGTTGAGCCGTATCTGCCCCGACTCACCCACGACAGCCCCAGCAAGGAGAGAAAGTAGATAGTTGGTGGCATCGGCCTGGTCCTTTCTCAGGTAAGGAGCGTTTGCTATGTATGCCAAGAGCGCCAGCATGGCCTCTCCCACTCGGGTAGCCGTGTTGGCGTGTATACGCCGTTCATCGCGAACGGTGGTCAGCAGCTCATGTATTTCCTGATAAGAGAGTGAAGGCATACACTTTTATTGTATTTTATAATCACTGCAAAGATAATCCCGGGCGGCCATAAATAAAACTACAGGAAGCGCGTGCGATGCATCAGTGAATCGACGGCCTGCGTCAACATACCTTGGTAAGCCTCGCCGTAGGCAGCCGCCTCCATCTCGTTGAGCACCATGCGCGAGGAAGCATATTTCCTGAAGAACCAGTCGCGCTTCTCACGCGGATGACCACCGGCCACGCGGCCACCCCATGCCGGGCCTACCTTCTTAGGTTTGTCAAGACCGTGTTTCGCACGATAGGCTTCACCACCCGGAAGTAGGAAAGGCAACTGCCCCGAATTCCAAGTTCCTTCACCGCCACGACTGTTCCAGTTGCTGCCGAACTCACGACCGACACCGTTGCTCACATAGATGCCATAGACCAGGAAGGAGTGCTCTATTGTGGTTGAAGGACCTTGATGAATCATACCCATGATACTGCTGCGCAACTGTCCGGTATCGTTGATGCGAAGCTTATCGATACGCTCCTGCCAGTATTTAACCATGTTGTCAGTCCACTGACGACGGAAACGCTCCAGTTCAATCATGGCACCGGCACGGCTGCTACGGTAGCCGCGACGTCTGCTCTCTCGGCGTTCTATCGCCATGTTCTTCATCAGTCCCATGCGTTATTCCTCCCACTCGCTATCGTTATACACCAAGTCTGTCGGCTCATCGTTCTGTATCTGGAAGAACAGGCCGGTGCAGCCGTTGAACGAATATCGGCCATACTCGTTAGAATAGACGTTACCGGTATTCAGGTACATCAGTTTATCGCCATAGCGGTAGCTCTCCTTATCCTTGATGATACGTGAGAGGAACTGCCGGAACAGTTGACGACACAATTGGAGTGCCTGGTTATAACTTTCTGCATTGCCAAACTCGTAACCGGCTAAGATGTGGACGCAATACACATTGCGGTCGAACCACCCCACCTTGTTAGAGAAGGTGTTGCCGCTCGTGGTGTCATCGATGAAGATGAAGTTCTGTGCGTCGCGGTACTCCGCCATCATCGGCTCCAGTGCGCCGGGGCCGCTGCAGTAGTCCACCACGAAGCCATTCTCCTTGGCAAGTTTATTCTTGCGGCCCAACTCTGCGAAGTAGGCCAGGGCGTCGAATTGTTGCTGTTCCATTTCGTCATGCTTTAGGGTATTTCTTACGGAATTCCTCTGCCTCGCGCGCCTTGGCATCCAGTTCCGTCAGCGCACGCCAGCAGTCTTTCTTGAATACGGCATCTTCTTTGGTGATATCGCCGTCGGTCAGGGCACGGATCTGAGCGTTCATCTGCTCTATCCAGTCTACCGCCTTGCCACCCTCGGGGGCAGGTTTGAAGAAATGCCGGAAGGACTTAGAGAACTGCTTTTTGACGTAGGAGTACCACATGATGCAGTTCGTCAGTTCGGCATCGTCGATGGCCGTTACACCACCGGGGTAGAGCAGACCAGCCAGTCCGAGGGCGTACCGCTGCTCCTTGGTGGCGAGGTAGCCCTGGTAGTATTTCTCCATGTTCAGGTAGTCCTGGAACATAACGCGGTGAAGCAGCGGGTCGACAGCCTTGAAGCCTTGGATACTCTCCAACCGCACATCGAAGGCCTCGTAGCTGTCGACATACTCCAGCTGCTGTATCATATCCTGTCCCTGCCACGACTGCAGGAAGAAGTGGTGCTTGCGCTGTTTGCCGTCGGCACTGCCGACGGGTACTGAACAGGCCCAGCCGTAGGGTGTCTTTTTGCTCACCTCAAGCCCGCAGAAGCGCAGCAGCATCAACGTGCGGCCCTCTACCGATGAATATAACCCGCTGCCGATGACGTGCAGCGCATAGCGCAGCTGCTCCTCGGTCATCTCTTTCCAGGAGCGCGGACAGGTGAGGTGCAGCACCCCATCAGCCGACAAAGTGGAAGGCACTGTCTTCTGCATGGTTCTCGTAGGGCTTGAAGTGGTTCAGGCGGTAGGCCTCGCTGTCGGCATACTTGGGATAGAGCGAAAGGTCTGCCTCCAGACGATTGATCAGGCGCATATACAGCTCTTCCTGCAACTGTCTGTTCTGGGCTATCACCGCACCAATATACCGCTGGCAGAGCATGACGACATACGTATTAGGGGCTGTCACGGTGCATGACGTAGCCTGGCTGAGCAGCTCATCCATGTACTCATGACTGATGTGCTTGCGCAGCAGATTGTCGGCTGCCGCCATGACCGGTGTGTTCTGGTCCCAATCTTCCGGCTTGGGTTGATTGATGCCGGCATACTGCTCCAGCATGTCGAAGTGGTAGAACAGCGTCTCCACATTGGCACGACGCTGCGGGGTATCGCTCCAGCCGCTAACCTTGAACAGCTGATGCACCAACTGACTGCGCAACAGACGTTCCTTGCGGCGCAGTTCCCCATCGAGGGCATCGACGCGCATCTTCGAGGCCGGGGCGGTGTCATTGCTCGACACCACACCGAAGCCGGTGGCCGTCAGTACCAGGTCGAGTCCGCGCATCTCTTCGAGGAAAGCGCCGACACAGGCCAGACGCTTCACCGCTGAGCGCAGATAGTCATACGAGGCATTCCCACTATCCTCTACGGCTGCTATACCAGGTTCTCCCAAGATGCTGTCGGCTATTACATCCACCTTGCACATGATGGCATCCTGCATCACGTCGAAGATCTTGCCCTTCGGCTCTCGGGCTGCAGGAATGGCCCGTTCAAAGTCAGTCTTTGTTATTTCCAGATTCATTGCCGTCTTGTTTTATGTCGAATTCCTTGTTCTTGTCGAGTGTGGTCATCTCTATCATGGGCACCTTGATGTCGTACTTCTCATCCCACCTGTTGAAGTGCATCATGACGTGGTAGGGAACTTCCATCATGTCGTGCCAGGGCTTTTCGATGGCCTGTTTCAGGTTGAACAGCTCGCGCTTATCGCTGCCGGAGTTGTTCATCTGGGACTTGCCCGGCGTGGCACCTACCATGTTAGGGTGAACGCCCATGGCGAAGCACAGCGAGTTGGCGGCCTCGCCCATGTCCTCGCTCCAGTCTCCACCCTCTTTCTTGTCGGCACCGAGGGCATAGACACGTACCATACGGGTCTCCTTTCCCTCCAGCACGGTGTCGTAACTGGTAATCCACGCCTTGCCGGCATTCTCAGGCTTGGTGCAGAAGTTGGTGATATTCTCACGCTCCAGTTTTATGCGGGCCTTGCGCTTCTCCGGGTCGGTGATACCCTCCTCGTTGCAGACGTTGTTCCAGTAGTTCTTGTGGATCTCCACCTGCCAGCGAGGTGCTGCCGTGTTCTTAATCATGTAGCGCTTGCCGGTACCTATGAGGCGGTAGATATCATACCAGGCATCGAGGAAGATGCTATAATAATAAGGCATGGGGTATATCTGATGCCCCACCGTCGGTACGCGGCACACCACGGCAAAGTGGCGGTCTGAAGTACCGGCTGTGCGCTTGCCCGTCTCGGGGTCCGGCTCACGCCCCAGGCGCACCATCAGGTCGCCCAGCGGGTCCACCTCGTCGAGCAGAGGCAGCACGCGGGCCTTCTTCGGGTTCGCCTTGCGCCAGTTGGCAATGATGACATACTCCGAGCTTCCCTTTTTGTTGCGGGGCGAGAAGCGGCAGTGGCAGGCATCCTCATGGCGCAGCTGCACAATCTTGCTGCCGTCACGCGAAAGTGAGATCTGCAGTACCGAGAAGAAGTAGTATTTCATATCGGTGGCCTGCTCCCAGAACTGCAGGTGCAGCGCGTTCCTAAGGCAGAACTGCCGTATCTCCGGGTCAGCGGCCCTTTCCTCGGTACCACGGTTGAAGAACTGCAGCCCCTGACCGTAGCACACCAGCGAGTTGAACTGCTGGCACTGTGAGGTCACCATATTCTTGCCGATGAGCGTCTGCACATGGTAGGGCAGCATATTGTCGCCACCCCATGGCACATATTCGTACTGCCGGCCGCCGATGCCGATAGTCTGTACGATGTCATCGTCCTCGGCATCGGCAAAGCCACCGTCGGAGTCGCCCCCATAGCGGGTGACAAACTCCGACTGCACCCCCTCGAGGGCATTCACCACTGAGGAAGGCATCATCTCATATACGTCATAGTCACCGTTGGTACCAACGCGCAACAGGTCTTTCTTTTCTTCCATATCTCTACAGGTATATTGATAATCCGTTAATTTCATGAATCAGGATGTCGGGCACCGTGCGAATCTGATTGTTCATCGGGTTGATGACGCGGTGCCACCCGCCCTTCCAGTTGCTGCTCGAGACGAGCCAGCCCCGGTATTCGATGACGTTGCCCGTCTGCAGTTCCCACACCTTCAGGTTCACAGTCTGCTTGCGCTCCCGTGCCAGGTCGAGCATCTGCATGGCCTCGTTGAAGTGTATCGCCTTTCTCTGTTCCATACATATCAGTTGAAAGTATTATCGAAAGTGTTATCGAAGATGCGGCCTTCACGTTTCAGGTCAATCACATTATGGATGCGCTGCGCATACTGATAAGAGAAGGTGAAGCGTGGCATATAGTCATCCTCATTGCTGTTGTCGCTCTTACAGTCGGTGATGACCACCTCTTTGCCCACCTGCGGCTCACCATTATAGATGTTGACCAGAAACACTTCCTTGCTGCGGAACAACTCGTCGGCCCAGTTGGCCATCGATGTTGTCAGCGGCCCGGTATTGGCCTGGAAAGTGCGGCTTTCCTCGATGTCGTAGTTCCGCAGCAGGCCACCAAAGCGGGCTGACATGCGCTTGTATTCCGGCGTGACCTTGTGGACTCCCGTGCAATAGAGCAGCTCCTGCACACCAAAGGAGTTGTCGAACAGCAGGATGGGTGCACAGTCGGGCTGCTGCAGGTCGATATTGTAGAGCTGACTCCGGCCGCCTGCCTCTACGACATACGACACCAGCTGCTTGCCGGCAGCGGTGAAGTTGTCGGGCGACACGTCCAACTGGGTGTAGCGACTGTTGCCACCTGTTGCCGACAGCGCAAACGTCTTTGTGCTGCCGTCGGCGTATGTTGCAGTACACCGGGCTGTGTCGCTGCCATAGTAGTGCAGGTACTCCAGTCGCCCCATGGCTGTCACCTTGGGCCCCATCAGCACACTCAGGAAGTGACTGTCGTAGAATTCATCTGCCGCCACGCCGAAGTCGGCATTGCAGAACAGCACTTGGAACGCTGCCGTCTTGGTGTCTGTCGTCGTGGAGATGCTGACAGTCACGTCAATCACCAGTGTGCGCTCAGCGTAGACAGTCAGCATGCCGGAGAGGTCGCTCACGCTGATGACCCCATCTACCGGTACCAGCTTTTCCGAATAGACGGTAGCGTCACCTACGCTGATGGCAACAACGGCCAGCGCCTCGTCAACAGAGAACTGCAGGTCGGGAACAGAAGCACTGAAGAACTTCTTCCCGTCGTGTGGTGAAGTGATAGTAATCATACCTGTTTCTCAATTTTCCGCAAAGGTACGCACAAAGAGAGGGTGGTAAAAATACAGAGGGCGGCGCATCATCACGACGAACCGTCCTCACGGAAAAATGTAAAAAAATGTGTTCTCTTTAGTTTTATGCCTGACGCCAGATAGCCCATACTACGGTGCCATCCGGCTCGGTGGTGGCATGGTAGTCGTGGTCTATCATGTACGCCACCACATCGTCGGTCGATAGCATCATCATGGGCTTCAGGTCGTCCATAATTTGCAGCGTAGTCTTATTCTCTTGGATATAGCCATCGCGCGGCAGGTTCTCACGGAACATAAAGTAGCTGTCGAGCAGCTGGCGGGCGAACTCACGCTTCTGTGAGTCGCGGTCCTGGTTACTCCCTTTCTGGTTCATATCCTAATATTGTTTGAAGTTTAACAAATTCATCGCGTAGCTGCTTCAGTTCATAGGCGTACCGAAACATGTATGAGAAAGAGTCATCGTCGTATGCAGCCCGCTGAAGGGCTTCCTCTGCGTTGCCCAGGTGGCAGATATGTGCACCCAGGTTGGTCTCGTCGCACAGCTGGTTTATGGCCTGCACGGCCTCGGGGGTCAGTATGATGGCACTCATGCTGCACCCCCTTCCAGCCATTCGGCCACACCACACACCACCACCAGTACCAGGAACAGCAGCAGCGTGACGGCCACGCCCTGCAGCGTGAAGTGCCAAGGGGTGATACCCAGCACCTGGCAGAACTCGCTCTGCTCGATAGCCTGGTCAAACTTTGCTCTCCAGTTCTTTACGACTGCCTTCACCTGTGAAAGCACCGAGGGCTGAACCTGCCCGAGTTGAATTGTTTGTTGCATATTGCACTGTCTTATAACCTACCGAAGAACCGCCCCGGCACGGAGTACAAAGAAACGGCTGCACATCCCGTTGGTTATAAGACAGTGACTCACCCGAGGGCAGTTCAATCTTACGGAATGGCAGCCGTTGGAGTATACGAGTAGTTACTCTGATGGCATAAAAAATGCCCGGCTGATGAAGCTGAGCGTCTGACGTGCGCCCTGCCGAGTGGTCTACCACTGTCTTATAACCGTCGGCAAAGGTACGACAAAATCCCGAAACCGCCAAAGGATTTCGGGAAAAAGTTTCGTTATTACTAAATATTCTGGTTTTATGACATAGATAAAAAGAATATTCGCTATATTTGCACCATGATAGAGATAATCAGGAACCTAATTGCTTTTTTCAGCATATTCATCGTCATCACTTCGGGGACGATGATTTTCCTACATGCCTGTATCTCATTATACGAACACAACAAAACGTTAAGTAGAAACCAAGAGTGTATCATTTTTATCACCGGCATAGCTCTGGCTACGGTTCTCATACCATTCTATAACCTGCCCTGCTAGTGCTCTTTCCTGACTTCGTTCTGAACTTTGTGCAGTTCAATTACCGCCTTCTTGAAGTCTTCAGGAGTTTCCGTCCTCAACGAGTCCAGCTTTGCTTTCATTACTTGTCGCATTTCCCTGTCGGTTTGTCTGTCGAGGAAATCGCTGCAGGACTTGATAAGACCTGGTGTAGACAAGTCAAAGTCTCCACATCGAAGTCCGCCACCGTTTACTAAAAGAATCATTGCACCAACCGTGAAGAGAATGCTTTTCTTTTTCGATATCAGATGAACGAAACCAGGCGACTCCATCTGCGTCTTCACCACGACGTCGCTTTCCTTACCATCCATACCATTCTCCTGGCAGAACGATTCCGCAAGCTTCAAGAACTCAAACAGGCACATATACTGATCTGCTGTTACACTATCTTCTGTATTAACCTTCAGAAGCAAATGTGTCTCTTCTCCTTTATTATAGAAGTCATGGACTCCACTGTCGATATAGCTAGCATATTCGGTGATGTCCGATATGGGATGCCTTGAATTAAACATCAATTGTGCCTTTGGTGACAACTTCAAGCGCGTTGTCACCTGAAGGACTTCAATGGGCAGGCGTTTTCTAAAGGGGCACAAGCCTGTTGTCCCTGTCTCCTCATAAGCTTCACCTGTTACCCTGCAAATGGCTAACCTGTAAGAGGAATAACCTGGCAATACGATGACATCCCCAATACTTATCCCCTTACAAAACCTAAGCAGTTGCGAAGTGATGTGACCAGGACGAGGAACATCAGGAAACATCTCATGGATCCGTTCCCGAAGTAGTCTAACTGCTACATGGTCCTCTAAATTTACTTGTGACAGCTCATCCAAGTGAACTTCATTATATCCAATAGCTATAAATTTTCTATTTACGAACTCATCGAAATAGTCACCACCCATGGTGCGTACCATCCAGTAGCTACTGGAATGTGAAACAGTATGAACATAATCGTTCAAATAAGTAATACTCTCGAGCATGATTGTCCTTTATGATTTAAAACTGCTGCAAAGGTAATTAAAAATAATGTATCAGCCAAACGTATGAATAAAAAAGACGGCTTTTCATCTTCACAGACTTTGCCGCCTTTATAATAGTTTTAAATCATTTGAGTTTCTGAGCGCAAAGATACAAAAAAATTTCCTTGCATCAAGCAAGGATTAGGGAAAAGAGTGGAAGGGACGGGAAAATTTCCCCGTTTTGGTGGCAAGCCGGCACGAAAAGGGGGGCAAGGGG